CGTCACGAAATAAACGCTATCTCAATTTTTTTACAAAGTTTTCCAGATTTTGCTCTATAAAGCCTTGTAAGGCTCTGTAACGCCTCCGTAAGTCTGGCTTGATGAATCCATACCAGCGGTTCTTAGCCACCCTCCACCGCCACTCTGGTGGTGTCCTGTGCCGTTCTGCCCTGTGCTTTGCCAATTGTTTGCTCTCTGTGTGTAGTGCGGGAGGCCACCGTGTATCCCCTCCCCCCGCTTTATCTGGGGGGCGGTCTACTTCCAGCGGTCTGAGCGCCAAGGGATGCGCTTGTATGTCCGGTCTTGCTTGCGTCCGTTACATGCTCGGCACATCGATTGGAGGTTCTCGAGGTTATGGTTTGGTTCACCGTTGCCTGGGGCGATGATGTGATCTATTGTCCAGTCGCTGCCCTCGAGCTCTTTGCCACAGATTGAGCAGATTGGGTCAAGGCTTTTCTTGGCTTGTTCTCTTGCTTGTTTCCAGGCTAGTGATTGGTGCCAGTCAGCCACGCTTGGCCTTGTCGAGCAGGATGTCTGTGCGTATCTTGTCCATGCCGTCCATGATGTGTTTGATGTCTTTGCTTGGGCGGATGTTGCCTTTTTCCATTTCGTCTTTGATCCATTGGGCGACCATGAGTAAGGCTCGAGCTGACCCGATGCGCTCGGATGATTTGATGAGTGGTTCCATGTAGGACTTGATGTTGTCGTGTAGTGGTGTCTCGGTCATTTGGTTTCCTCTATGAGTTGGATGAGTTTGAAGAGCTCGGTTTGGTAGTTAAATGCGTCGGGCTTTTGCCAGTTGTCTTTGATTACTGTGATGAGCGCGATGATGCGTTTGCGTTCTTGTATTGCGCCGATTAGGCATGCTGTGTCGATTGCTTTGGACATGCCTTGGACTCCTGCTTTGTAGCCCTCGTCGAAGCTGCTCATGCGACTCTGTGCAATTCTGTGGTGCGCTCACGTATCTCGAACAGGCCGTCTAGGTCTGGTTCTTGTTCCATGATTTTGCGGGCGTAGAGTGCGCGGTAGTTGTTGTTGAGTTTGTAGCCACCGGTGTGGTCTGGGTTTAGGTGGCTGTTCCAGCGGAGCACTTCAAAGAGTGTTGCGATGCCGAGTTTGTCGGTTCCGTTTGATTGCCAGGTGCGCGCTAGTTTGACGAGCTGCGTGTAGACCTCTGGGTGCTCAAGGTGGAACTCTTTGAACTCTCGAACGATGCGGTCTTCTTGGAGGTAGTGGTTCATCGTTTGTTCTCCCACTTGTAGTAGTCGACCATGACGTAGATGATTGTGCCAAAGCCGACTAGTAGGAATGGAACTCCGACTGCTGGTTGCCAACCGTTGTCGGCTAGCCATACTGCTGAGATCATGAAGTAGATCATGAGTGCGGTGAATGCAATAACGTGCATTTTGTAACCTTTCTGTGTGTAAGGTGTCGGCCTGGGGCGTTGTGCTTAGAAGGGGGTTTCACTCGCGTTCATCCCCAGGCTCGACTGGTTTTATTTTGAGACTAACTGCCGACATTGTCAAGTTACGGCGTGTCGCCCTTTATTCATCTAGGGCTGGGTCTTGGCGTCCAGGGTGCCAGTTAGGCGCGAAGCCCAGGCTGGTTTCGATTCGGGTTTCTGCTGAGGTGTTGGCTTCGATTGGATCGGGTCGTTCGCTGCAGATGTGTTTGCGCCGCCATTCGCGCCAGAGTTTGATTGCTTGGTTTGAGTCGCTTTCAAACTTTGAGCCGCAGCTGCAGCGTTCTCGAATCATTCATCGAGCCAAACTTTGTAGGCTGCGGTGACTCTGCCTCGTTGTGGGTCGATGAAGTGTAGGCGTTGGCTTGGTGTTGCGCTCGCGGCTAGCATGACGCCTGCGTAGCGGTTGTCTGATTCGGTTGAGCCTGTTTGGTAGACCGAGCCTAGGCCGTTTGGTAAAGCCCATTCCATGTGGGTGTGGTAGTGGCCAACGTAGGCGTCTCTGAACTCCCAAGGGTATGAACCGGACTGCCACTTGGTAACGTGGGCGACGATTGTTGCCGGTGATGCGAAGCCGTTGCGACCGACTTCATCGCCGTGTAGTAGAAGCGCGCGATAGTTGCCTATCTCGATGCGCTGGACATCTTCGGGTGAATCGTGCCAGGTGAGTCTCTTTTCGCCTGCGAGTAGTTGCCTGGCTAGCTCGTAGCACATGCGGTCGAAGTTGTCTGCGCGTGGCACTGCGTCTCGTTTAGATCCGATGCGCCCGTGGTTTCCCCATTCGGCTACTACGGTCACGTTCTCGTATTCCGCGAGCGCGACTCTGACCACATCGACTAGTAGGCGTGAGACGTTGACGTATTGCTCGAAGATTGTGGAGTCGATTTCGAATGCTTGGGTTGGAAAGTTGAATAGACCCTCGACCATGTCGCCGCCGAATGCGATTGTGACGTCTTTGACTGGGTGGTCTGCCCGGTGCATCTTTGTGATTTTGGTTGCTTTTTCGGTGAAGCGCATGACTCGTTCGCGCATGACTTCGGTGTTGTATGTGGTGGTTCGTTTTGCGCCTTGCCAGTCGGTCATGACCCAGAGTGCATGTTCGCCTTGAGAGCGTCGCGTGTCCTTGGCGGGTGCTACTATCGGTGGCACTTTTCCGAGGGCTAGCATGGCGTCGAATGCTGCGTTCCTGGTTACTTCGACCAGGTGTTCGGTTCGGTCTTTGGCTTTGAGTAGATCGCGTTGGGCGTGGACTAGGGCTTTGCGTAGTGCCTGGACATCGGCCGGTTCTTCGTATGGTGGTTCTAGATTTTCCAGCATGAACATAGCCTTGCTCTGTGTGTTGCGATTGGTTTCTCTGAGATTACCAGCCCGAAGCCTCTGAGCTCATCTGCCAGGGTTTTGATTTTCCATTTGGCTGAGTCCAATACGGCGGCCTCGAGGATTTGGGCGTCGAGCTCGTTCATGCTGTCCATGAGTGCTCGGACTTTGCATGGTGGTTTCTTGCTTGGTGGTTTTAGGTTTTCAAGCATCGGGTTTCTGCCAGACATGGATGAGCACTCCTGGGCTTTGCTCTGTAGCCCAGGTCTTTGTGATGTTTAGGTAAACGACTTTTGAGTCGTCTTCGATGAGCTCTGCGTTGGTCATGGCGTCGAGCACTGACCGGGCTAACTTGTCGATGTCAGGCTTTTGGGTCATGAGGTTCGTTTTATTGCTCTTGGCCTTTTCGATGAAGAATGCCAGTGACACGTTTACTGCGCCTTTGTAGCGAACTAGATCAGGGTCGTTGGCTAGCTCGCTTGTGACTAGCCTGCGCCATTCGTAGTTGCCCTCTGAGGCATCGACCAGGATCGCTTTGCCTCTGATTACGAATGCTTTCTTTGACCCTTGTGGCCTAGGGGTTCCGGTTACGTATGAGATGAAGTGGCTCATTTTGTTTCCCTTTCAAACCATAGGTCTATGGCCTTGTCCATGTCGGTGAATCGTTGCGCTGCGTCGAAGTTGGCTTTGGCGGTCATTTCATCGTCGTAGGTTTCATCCCAGTGACGCTGGCGAATGATGCTTCTGACTCTCCGGTGTTCCGCGGCGTTCATTTCTTTGAGCGCGTTTCGGTTCTCAGTTAGGTCATCGAACTTCCAGCCAAAGTCTTCGACCAGTAGCTGCACATCGTCGGCTGTTTTGATGTTCATCAGAACGGCACCTCGATGTCGTCGATTGGCATTGGGTCTGCCGGGAATGCCACTGCGCTCACGTGGCCTTGGATGATTGAGTCGTTTAGGTGGTGCTCAACCGATGTGCGCTCTTCACCGGTGTCTTTGGTTTTGTAGCTGCCAATCTTGGTCGAGAGTCGGCCGTTGATTGTGATCTCATCGTTCTCGCCAACGTGTAGCTGTGGCATGTCGAACCAGGCTGTCCAAAGAACGAACTTGTCCTGGCCTTTGAAGTTTGACTTTTCCCAGAACTTGATTAGACCCTTGCCGGTGGGTGTTGCGGTCGAGCTTGCGACTTTTCCTGTAACTGCGATTATTGGCATTTCTGTGTGTCCTTTTCTTGTAATTCTGTGGAAGTTATCCACAGGTTCTCTAATATGATTATTTAAGATTTTGTTTAATTATTTTTAAGTTTTATTTGTAGGACACAGTTGTCCTGTAATGCGGTCAAGAATGTCCTGTATTGCTACCAAGAATGTCCTGTAATACCAGACGGCCTGTGGATAAGTCTCGGTGCCAAAGTGTGTTATCGCACCACTCTGGACAGTCGGTTCTGATGAAGTATCGGTTCGTTGGACTTGATCCGAAACCGACGCCTCCGTGACGTTGAATCTCGATTTGATCCATGGCTACCAGCTCTTGCAAAGCGCGGCGAATGGTTCTCACCGATGTGTTGGCATACTTTGCCAGGGTCTCTTGTGACGGGTAGCAACCTAATTCTGGGTTGTCGTTTGTGTGCCAGGCGATTGCCAATAGAACTACCTTGGCGGTTCCTGTTGCGGGGCTGTGGTGCAAAACTGCACTCATGGCTTCTGCGCTCATCTCTGTGTCTTTCCTGTATGATTTGGTTCGTGGCCGGATTTATCCTAGCCACCGCCCCCAAGGTTTCTGTGTGCCTGGGGGCGTTTTACTTTACGGCGTGTCGCTGATTAGTTTGCCAGCGGCGTCAATCTTTGTGATTAGCTCCATTGGCTGTAGTGACTTGACGGCGTCTTTGCGGAGTGCGCGCAGGCCAACCAGGTTCTTTTCGCTGGTGAGAGTGTCGAGCTCTTTTTCCCAGTCACGATCGTTTCTCATTTCGCCGCGCTGGACTTTTTCCATTTCCTCTTTGCTTGGGCGTTTGCCTTTTGGGCTGTAGGCGTAAGTTGCCAGGGCGCGACCAATGGCTGAGGTGGCGCAATTCTCGACGAATGAGAGCTTGTTCACCGGTGTAGAGTTGCGGGTCTCTTGCGCGAAGTCGATGCTGACTGGGCGGGTGTCATCGCGGTCTGCGTAAACGCTGGCTTTGATGACTATCTCGGTTTCGTTGATTAGCACGATCTCGGTGTGAATGCGACCCTCTGGGTGCTCCGCCCAGAATCGGTGGATGCGTGAATCTACTGGTTCGTAATCTGCTGGAATGAATGCCATGTCAGGCCTTTCTGTGTTAGGTGATGACAGTATAGGGCTTACTTGTCACTCTTCTTTGTTTTTGAGTTGACGGTTTCGATTGCCGAGTTGATCGAGTTATCGAAGTCCTCGTCTGGCACTTGACCCTTGCCAGCGTAGGTGAACAGAATAGCCATGAGAAGCCCTAGGACGGCTCCTGTGGCACCAAACTGGGCAGACTCGAGTGGTTGCAACCCTTGGAGGCTTCCAGCCCCTAGGAAGGCGATTCCAGCCCCGAGCGCGAATGCTGCGACGCGGGTGACTCTTTTGAGTGGGCTACTTTTTAGCAGGTTTTTTAGCAGCTGGTTTTTTGGCAACTGGTTCTTCCTTGTCTGCTACGGTTACGGTCTTTGGTTCGAGGGTTGCTTCGATTAGGGCTAGTGGGTCTTCAACTGGGTTGGTTGCCAGGTTGATTTTGTTACCGGCCATTAGGTGCAGGTGTGCGCCAGATGTGGCTGTGCCTGTGTTGCCTGACTTGCATAGAACTTGCCCGCCCTTGACGGCGTCGCCAACTTTCCAGAATTGCTCCTGGTCTTCTAGCAGGTGGTAGTAGCCAAAGATTTTGACCTCGAGCTTGCCCTTGACTATGACCGGTGCGCTGATCTCGATGAAGTATCCGAGCACGTTAGTGTGCCCGATGTTCTTGACTCGACCTGATCCAATTGCCAGGAGCGGTGTGCCTGATTGCACGGCGTAGTCCAGGCCGCGGTGTGCGCCTAGTCCAAGTTTTCTGCGGGTCTCGCCCAGGGTGCCGAACTTGTCGCTGATGCGCGAGGGCTTGGCTGGGTGGAATGTTTGAACTGTTACTTGTTTAGGCATTGGTCATAACTTCCTGTGCGATTGCGACGATTGAACCACCGATTGCCCCGGCGAAGCCCATGAATAGATAAATCTTTTTTTGTAATTCACGGACGTCGCGCTCGAGCTGCTTGTAACCGTTCATCTCGGCCTTAAGTGTTGCCAGGTCTTTGATGATTGTTATGAGCAGCTCTCTGTCGGTGGTTTCGGGCATTTTAGATCTCTGCCCAGTCGAGAAGCTCTTCGTTCCAGCTGTAGGCTTTGCCGTCGGTTGGGAATGGTTTAGGCGATACCCATGTCCACAGACTTGCGTTCCAGGTGTATGAGGGGAATGGCTGCGCTGGTTTGAAGTTGCCGGTGCTTGCAACGTAGGTGTCGCCAACACCAGCAAACTTTTTGCCAAAGTTTGCGTTGTATGAAGTTTGAACCCAGCGACCCTCGAGGCCAAGACTATTCAGGTATTCTTCGCCACGGTGTTCTTCTGAGTTGTCGACGACTACTACCTGAGTGACAATTCCGTTTTCGATTTTTGCAAAGTGTGCCATGTTTACTCCTAAGCCCAATACTTAATAATGCAGATTCCAGAACCGCCAGCTCCAGAGTTGGCAGAGTTTCCGTTGCCACCGCCACCTGATCCGGTGTTAGCGTTTGCGTTCAATCGGTTACTGCCACCGCCACCAGACGCCCCTGGGCCGTAGAAACCTTGGTGACTAGCTCCGCCACCGCCACCATAACCAAATGCTCCAACATTGCCTGGGTAAGCCTGTTGGGCTGTGTTCACACCGTTGCTACCTCCGCTACCGCCGTTGCCTGCTCCAGGACCAGAAGAGTTGTTGTTACCCATAGTGCCCCCAACACCGCCGGTCGCTGTCATAAGAGCTCCGAAAGTTGATGAAGTGCCGGTGCCACCGTTGGCGTTGGGCGCGACTGCAGGTGCTCCTGCGCCAATGGTTATGGTGTAACTTGTGCCAGGAACAACGGTTAGGACTGAATAGAATACAGAACCGCCACCGCCACCAGCTTGAAAGCTGCTCCCTGCGGCACCTGCGCCGCCACCACCGCAAAGAATAACTTCTGCTTTTGTCACACCAGCTGGTGCTGTCCAACTGCCAGTTGAGGTAAAGATTTCTGTAAACTGGCTTTTAGGTGTGCCACCTGTGCTTGGAACTGGGAATACTGTTACAGCCATTAGCTAATCTCGCTCCCGAATAGTTGGAATGTCAAAGAGTTACCAACTGATGATCTAACTGTGACGATGTCAGAAGCATCTACGGTCAAACCGAGAGTAAATGCTACAGTCGTGTTGGCCGCAATTGGTGCGTCGAAGATAATTGCGTTGACATGAGCTGTCGCCGCGCCGTTGATTCTTGCCCAGACTCGAGCAGAAGAAACTGAACCTGTGACGTTTGTAATAGTCAAAGTTGAAACTATTGTTTGAGTCGCCGCAGGGCAGGTGTAAAGGTCGGTGTCGCTTGTTCCCGCAGGGTGCACCTGGCCGAGAATCTTGTAATTTATTGCCATGTGTTTATGCTCCGATCAAGAGAATTGGGCTAAGTGTGTCTGGGATGACAACTGGTGGTGAAACTAGACTCCATGTGGAGCCGGTGTAGAACCAAAGATCGCCTGAGTCAACCAGGTAGGTGACCATTCCAGCCGTAGGCGACGGCAAAGCCGAGGTTCGAGCTGATGAGTCTGCAAAGACCATAACGGTCTGATCCATTAGGTAGTCCTGGACTCTCGACGCTGGTAGCGTCTGCCCATTTACAAAGTCAAACCATCCGGCCATTTAGAACTCTTTCCATACTTCTAGTGTAGTGAACCAGTTGTTTACGTCTATGATGTGGCGCACCCTGGTTACGGTGTAAACGGTGTCGATGTCTATGTCGTCATTACTGTAAAGCACTCTAACGGTGTCGCCTGGCATGAACTCGATTGCTTCTGTTAGATCGCGCAAGCGGTCGATTGCCGGTGTGGTCACGCTGGTCACTACTGTGATTGGTTTAGGCGCGAAGACGGTCGCAGCCCAAGCATCGGCGTCGGCTGTGGTTGCCAGGTCGACGGTGAAGTCTTCTGAGCGTTGCCCAAATAGGTCGATTGAGTCCTGGTCTGTGTAGAGCTGCGTGAAGATTGGGTCGCCGAGGTATTCGTATTTTTGGGTGACCAGGGTGCTGTTGAACACCTGCTCGGATTGCATCGCTGAGTCGAGGTCTGCCATGCACAAGTGGTTGGCTTCGCCGTGGTTGTTGCCGATTGTGTAGACGTAGCCACCGGTGGTTGCTCGAGGTCGATACTCGAGGTAGCCCGTGTTCGGGTTGATTGCGATGAAGCCAAGGCCTGTGGTCAAACAGTTGGCGGCCACCGCGCCAAAGGTGGTGTTGAGCTGCGGAGTGCCGGTCATATACCATTCAGGGTTGATGCTGAAACTGTCATAAGGAATCACGAAGCCTGTCGCCGCGACTTCGTCGATTGCCAACTGGATCGCGTCGCTGGGCAGGATTGCGGCCACTGGTTCAAAGTCGAAACGTCTGTTGACTAGGAGAGCCCAGAAGTCTGTCGCGTTGACTGTGATTTGGTTCTGCTGGTCTGGCGCATAGGTCACGCTAATGTCGTCGAGGGTTCCGTGCCAAAGGATGAACTCGTAGGCGTCGCGCTTGGCTTTGATGCGAACCTCGACACCTGGGCGGATGAATGGGTAGTTGTTTGGATCGAATGTCCAGGACTGCATCCTGATTTGCGCTTTGCCCGAGTCGGCCTGAAAGAATACGTTGGATGCGATTGAGCCACCGATAGAGGTGCTGACCGCGTTGACTTCACATGCCAGGTCTTGCCAGGTGACGTTGCCTGAAGCGTCATCGCCTAGAACGTTGGTTCCGCCTAGTGGGCTGATGCCTAGCACAAAAACGTTGCGCGCAGCCTCGGCAAGTAGCATCTCGACTTTGAGGTCTGTGGCAATGTCGAAGTTGTTGATTACAGCCATGGCTATTCCTTGAGTGCTCTAAGAGTGCCGGTAAAGCCATTTCGGGTTGCGTTGTTCACGGTGTTGATGATGTCTTGGCCATTGACTTTAGGTGTGTTGATCGTGATGTTCACGTTGCCTCGAGCACCAGGAGCAGGCGTTCCCGCCCTTGGCACGGTGCCAACTTTAGGCACACCGAACGCTTCTCTAAAGCCGTCGAATGCTGCATCGCCGCGCTTTCCGCCTGCATAAATCTGTGTCTGTTCTGCCAAGGCTTTACCTTGGAAATATCCTCCAGCTGCGGAACCTGCCGCAGCTATGCCGACAATTCCAAAGGAAGCCAGGATGCTACCTGCTGTCGCTGTTTTCATAAGACCAATAGCAGCTGTCACACCGTCAATAGAGGTTTTGACTGCGTTGATACCGTCAATGGTTCCCTTGAATATTGCGACACTTCCAACCAAAGGCAGAAGCCAATTCTTGTTTGCGATAGCCCACTTAGCGACGCCAGCCAACTCTGTGAGTAATTGGTGCGCTGCGTCTGCGATTTCTTGAAGTTGCTTTTGCCCAGGTGGTGACATCATCCAGGCTGCGAAGTCGTCAAGTATAGGCAAGAGCGCGGTGCCAAGTTTCTCCTGGATTTCGCCAAAGATAATCTGCATGCGCTGGTAAGGGTCAAGGTTGGCGGCTTCTGTGGATGCGCCTTTGAACGCGGCTGCCATGTCTTCGATTGGAGTCTTGGAACCTCGAAGACTTGGAATGAGTTTGACTAGCGCGGTGTCTTGACCTGCCAGGCTCTTTGCCATGGCTTGCGTAACAGTGTCTAGGTCTTTGCCGGTTGCAGCTGAAGCATCGAGCGCGATCTGCATGAGTTGATTGGACTTAGTGACATCCCCAGTCGCGATGAATAGTTTCTGAAATGCTGGTCTAAGTTTGTCGTCTGCGATACCGGCCTGAATCTGCATTTTGGCTATTGATGATTCGGCTGACTTGACAGTAGCGTCGGTTGCTTTGCCAGTGTTTATCATGGCGAGCGCGAGCAACTCCTGGCTCTTGCGGTCTTCGATAGCGGCCTTGGTTGCCTCTTGCAACTCGTTGGCTAGAACTTTGAACGATAGACCAATACCGATAGCTGCAAAGGCTTTACCGATGCTCTTGCTAACGGTCTGGGCTTGTTTGCCCATGTTGGTTAGATCGCCGCCTGCGCCTTTGGTGGCCTGGGTTAGTTTCTTGAACTCGCCAAGGATTTCGACGTTGAGCACTAAACTCATCTGCCAGACCTTTCCTCGAGGGCTTCGATGAA